TGGCTTCTCGCTGATTTGAGATAAGGGAAGGTCGCTCGCCCAAAAGGAGCGACACACTTTTTTCTTGACTACCGATCACAAATCGGTTATGATTACTAACAAGGAGGTGAATAAATGTTAGAACAAGGATCACTTTGGAAAGGCGACGGAACGCTCCTCGCCATTGTTATTGAGGCTGATAAAGATCACATCACGGTCTATGAGACAGGAAAAGCGGACTGTGGGCTTGGTGGGATCTATGAAGGACAAGGCATTTTCACTTATGGCTTCCTGTCGTTTATGGATGTTTATCGTCCAGCAGCATAAATAAAACACTTGACTTGCCCTCCTATTATTAAGGAGGGCTTTTTTTATGCCTAAGAAACAAGCGACAGCCTGCAACAAACCTCGCAGGATTAGAAAAGGCGAGGCTGGTTATGGGCGCAAGAAAAAAGTTGTAACAGCATGTCAAGACGGTAAAAAGAAAACTATTCGTTATGGCGATGCTAAAATGAGAATAAAGAAATCTTCACCAGCCCGTCGTAAGTCTTTCAGAGCAAGACACGGCTGCGATAAGAAATCTACCAGAGCAAACAAACTAACTGCAAAATACTGGTCTTGTAAGGCTTGGTGAAACTTTTTACTTGACGAAAACTTTTATTATTAGAAGGGGCAGGTTTTCCCTCCCTCACAGATTTGATCCAAAGCGACACCTTATTTGTGGAAATGGCGGAACAAACAAAAACAGATTCTTTACAGAACACCTGATAAACTTTATTCCAAAACCATTTATCATAAAATAAGGAGATAATAAAATGGCTATTAGTAATGATCTATTGTCTTCCACACTATATTCCATCCGTGATAGTGAGGTTGATAACCTTTACAAGAAAGTTGCGTTTCTTGATGGTGTCCGTCGTGCTGGCGGTGTTGAGACTGAAAGCGGTGGTATCAAGATCCAGCGTCCTCTCTCGATTGCCGAGCATTCTACCATTACACAGTTGGCTACTGGCTATGAGCCTGTTTCCCTCGCTGTTAATGATGTTCTTCGTCCAGCGGTTTACGAATGGGCTGACTTTACCGCTCCAATCGTTATTACACGCAAAGAGGAAATGGAGAACAGCGGTGAATACGCAATCGTTCGGATCTTAGAATCCCGAATGAAGAGCGTTATGGGAATGCTTCGTCGCGAACTAAACAAGCAGATCCTTCGTGGTGATTCTACCGTTCTTTCCGCAGTCAACACACTAAACGGTGACGATGGTGTCGGTGGTATCGGTTCTGCTACTGGCTTCTTGGAGCCTATCCTTCCTGCTCCTCTACCTTCCGCTCAGAACAGCGTTGTTGGTGGGATCAGCAAGTCTACTTTTCAGGTTTCTGGTTGGCTAAACCAGTTCGTTAATGCTGGCGGAACGCTCGCTATGACTGACCTCTACAACCTCTACATTGCCGCTAACAGCGTTGCTCCCTCTGGTGATGTTTCACACCTCATTATGAGCGACAGTGCTTTCAGCCAGTATCGTAACCTTCTGTTCGCTCAGGAGCGTTTCGTTCAGACTGATAAACTTGACGGTGGTAGAATGGCTCTTGCCTTTAACGGTGCTGTTGCCGAGCAAGATCCAGAGATGGGCTTTGCTTCCTCTCTCGGTGTCGGTCAGAACATCGACGCTTATATGCTAAACTACGACGGCATCAAACTTGTCTTCCATAGTGAAGGTGATTTTGCTGTTAGTCCTTTCGAACACATCAGCGGAACTACCGCTCGCGCCGCTCAACTTTATGTTAAGGTGCAGTTGGTTGCCGATCACCTCGGCGGTCAAGGTGTTCTTGGAAACGCTTGATAGTAAAACATTAAACTAAAAAGGAGATAAATAATGGCTACATCAACACTAATCCAGTATTTAGAGCAGTCTGGGACTGATGCTATTTCTGGTGCCGCTGTTTCCGTTGGAACTGCGGTTATGGATAGACGACAGGTGGAAACCTTCCTCGCTGCTGGTGCTATTACTGCGGGACAGTTTGTTTCGCTTGATGCATCACAGGCAGATGACGCTAACAAGGCTCTCTTTGTAAAGCCTGCTGATTCTGCCGACACTACCGCTTCTTGCTGCGTCGGCGTTGCTCTTGCTGCTGCTAATGCTGGTGAGAAGGTTGAGGTGTGTATTCGTGGCGTTTGCGAGGCTAACACTGCTGCTGTCGCTCAGGGCGATGTCCTAACACATTCCGCGACTGCTGGTGAGGCTGCGACTATTGCTGCCGCTACTGATCCACAGGTCGCTGTTGCTCTCGACGCGACTGGTGCGCCTGCTACCATTACTGTTTATGTTCGCGGTGCTTTCTAATAAATAGAAAAATCCAAACATAACACTTTACGCCCCTCTCCTAAAACTTGTGTTTGGGGGAGGGGCTTTTGTGCTTGACTTTTACTATCTATTACAGAGGATAAAACTATGGCGAACTTACAATCCCTACGGAACAAAGTAAAGAACATTACTGACTATTCCCCAGAACTACAACAATACAACGATCAAGTTGACGAACTTATCAACGACGCTTACTATTACATTTGGATGATGAAGCGTTGGAACTTTGCTACGAAAGAATATTACTTTAAGTTTATTCCCGACATTCTTCCTACCAGAGATGTTGTTGCTCCCACAACAATAAATCCTGCAACAGTAACAAAAGGTTCTCGGCAGGTAACTTTCTCATTTCCGATGGATAGATTGCTAAGACCTGACTTTGAGGGACAGCCAATAGAAATCCAGAACTATGAATACACTATTTCTAAGATCGTGAACCAAGCAAACATTTTGCTTGATAAGCCTTTTCACGGAACTACTGAACCTCTTGATACAACTTGGAAGATTAAAAAGCGTTATTATGATCTACCACAAGACAGCATCGAACTTTTAACTTTGGCTCACAGAGATGTTCCAAATATGACTAATGGTGCTGGTGCTTATCCTCCCTACGGAAAACTTATTGGTCTTATGGCTAAATCTGAGGAAAGACTAAACCTACGAATGGATTATGCTGCTTCTTATGCCGAGGCTTATGTTTGGTCGCCCTCCTTCTATGTTCCAGAGGCTTACAAAACTGATGTAGTGGTAACGCCTAATGTTCTTTTTGAGGGCTTCCCAAACGGCACTTACTTAGAGGTTTGTTGGGCTTTTGTTCGTGATGGTAAGGCTGGTGCTTTATCAGAACCAAAAACAATCTATTTTGATCCAGCACTACAAGGTGCTTCTTACACTTTCGACATTAAGTTTCTTTCTTGGGACGATCAGACTATTGAGGCAGATCTTTTCCAATCCAAAGACACACAGCCTTCACAGTTCGAAGGTTTGCAGAAAATAGTTTTTTGGAACGCAAACTTTAATAGAACTACTGGCGAAAGACTTGGACTACCAGTTTGGAGAACCTTTAACAATCCTACTGGTTCTTCTGTTAGAAATGTTGATACTTACTTGTCTCCTGTTATTGGCGCAGACACCGCTCCATCAGTAACCATTACAAAGTTTAACCAGATAGACGCAGGCAATCCCATTTACATAGAAATGGACGGACAATACAATCGCATTAGACCTTATCCTCGCGTTGATAGTTGGGACAGTGAGGTAACAAGACAAGCCGCTGATGATGATTTTTCCAAAGTAAACCAAGACTTTTTGAGAGAAGGTGTCGCTCGTTATTATTACAAACCTTCACACTTGGGCTTTGCTACTGATTCACCGCAAATGCCTCACGAATATCACCAACTTATTGTTTACAAAGTTTTGGAAACGCTCTATGATAAGATCGGACAGTCAGCGCAAGCAGACAACTACCGTCGCAGAATAGATAAAGAAATAAAAGGTTTAGAGAAAAGATACACAGACCACCAAGATAGTTTGGTTCAGCGAGGTCAGTTTAACCTTTCTGGTAATAGATTTTTCTATTACGATTACGCAAGTCTAAAAACAGGGGGCTGATAATGGCTGTAAAAGGAAACATAGTAAAGTTTAGTAATGCCCCAGACATAGACCAAAACTGGAAAGATAGTTCTGGTGGAGCGGAAGACATTAGAAACTTTCGTGTTGATCCTTATGGTCTTGGTTGGCTTTGTGATAGAGGCATAGAGCCGTGGTGGAGGGCACCAAATCCTTACAACGGGCAAGATGCTATTGGTTTTCCAAAGTATTGGCTTGGTAGTAAGATTGATTCTTTCTACATTTGGAACAAACAAAACACAGAACAGACTTATTATTTGATAGAGCAAGGAGGTTATCTTTATTATGCTCTTGGTAATAAAGGTGGTCTGCCGCTTGGAAACATAGAAGACGACATTTACATCATAGATTCTTTCAGACACATTCCAAAAGTAAATGAGATAGGCACACAATACATTCCCTTTGGAAATAAACTGCTTATCATAAATGGTGTTGATAAACCAATCTGGTTTTATGGTGGAACTAAGACAAGAGACTTTGGTTTTACTATTCCTACACCAGAGGTTTCTGTTGTAGACATTAAGCCTTCTTATTTAGATCCCGCCACATCACAGCAGTTAGAACAGAACACCGCTTCACCTAACTTTGGTGCTTCTTCTACTTTGGGACTTGGAGACACGGAAAATGGAGATTTTAATCACTATTCTTATCGGATGTCTTTTATTTTGGATACAGGAGCAGAATCGCCATTAGGAGCAGTTGGCTCACAGTCTTGGACTATTGGTTCTGCGACACAGGAACAGGTAAAGTTTGGGATTTACATTTCAGATTTTCCAACAGGGATCGAAGGAACAGTAGCAAGAAAACTTTACAGAACCAAAAACCAAAGACAATCTTACGATAATAATGCAAGAGATCAGTTATTCTATGAATGTCTTACTATTAGAGACAACAGCACAACTGAACTTGTTGATGTTATTCCAGACACAGCATTGGTTTTAGAAGCCCCAGCACTAACAGACAGCGACATTATTTCTACAACCTACATTACTGGTGAGGCTTGGGATAGTAGGATGTGGCTTGCTGGTGGTGGTTCCCATCCAACAAGGATTATTTATTCTGATAATGGTATCCCAGAACAGTTCGGGCAGTTTTCCTACTTTGATGTTGGAAACACAACAGGAGGACACATTACTGGTCTTTATGCCTATTACAACAACTTGCTTGTTTTCAGAGAAAGAGCAATCGACATTATTAGATCAAATGGTTCTGGTGGCTACACTATCTCAAACTTGTCTTCTAATGTTGGAACCAAAGCAGTAAACACAATAAAACTTGTTCCTGATGTTGGTGTTGTGTTTCTTTCCAGAGATGGCTTCTTTGTTCTACAAGGTGGTTTAGACGGTGGCTCAACTATCCAGATCAGAAACCTTACAGACAAAATAAATAAAGAAATCCAAAAAATAAATGATGCTGCTATTGCTAAATCGTTTGCTGTTTATTCACACAAAGAAAAAGAATACTGGTGCCATTTCCCAAGACGAGGTAGAGAAGAGCCAGTAAGAGGAATAGTTCTACACCAGAAAACAGGACAGATTTCTTTCAGAGGCACAAATGATAACACACAAGAATATCTATGGCAGTTCACTTGCGGAGACACTGACGCTGCTGGAAACATTATTTTCGGAACTAATCCTACTTGGCTATTAGGTGCGGTTCCAGCAGATCCAACTACTATTGGAGCAAAAGGTTATTTGGTAAATCTACAAGTTTGGTCTGCTGCTCCTTATTGGGGGCAGGAATGGACGCTGAATAGTGCAGATCAAAATGGCTACAACTATTCTACAACAAACCACACACCAACGATAAATAACATTTGGGAATCAAACTGGTTTGACTTTGGTAATGCTTCTGTTAAACATAGAGCATTTTCAGTAGAATGTGAAATGGTAACTTATGGAGATAATCCAATAAACTTGGATTGGGGCTATGACTACGATAGCACTTGGTATGAAGCAGGTAGTCAAAAGATTTCTAAACCAGAGGTCTTATTTACTACAAAAGAAGATCCAGTTTTTAACAACGATGTAACACTTACAAAAAATCCATTTACCATTGGAACCTCACAAGTTAAGTCTCCAAGAAAAGTAGTTATTCGTTGGGACATTAACACAGGCTTGGTTGATGCTATGAGATTTAGGCTTCGTTCTGGAAACACTTATCATCTACTTGGTTATTCGATTACTTACGACACCAGAGATCAAAAGCCACTAAACCAGCGAACCTCTACTGCGGGACAACCTTATTAGGAAATAAATAATGGCTAAAACTTTTACACAAATGAAAACAAGACCTAACGAACAGGTCAAAACATTAAGTCTAACTGAAAACAGAGATGCTGTAATAGATCAGTTTAATGGGAACATTTCCAGCGAAAACATAAAGTCAGTTGATTCTTCTGACTTTGTTGAGCCATCTAACGGAACTTTGACCGTAGGCAATGTAGATAAACAAATAACTTTCTATCCTACACAAACTTATGCTTTTACACGAAGAGATTACAGAAACACTGGCGGTGCAGTAACAGACATTTGGTCGCCAATAGCAGCATTAGACTTAGAAAATAGCATTTGGAATAAAGGTTGGAACAGATTATCTGTGTTTGGTTCTGCCTTTGATAACTTTCCTTTGACTTTTGATTGTGAAGAAGGAATGCTTACAGGCGAAGCAACAATAGATTGGGAACACGGCAACCAAGTTTATTCAGTTCTTATTCAGGATGATCCTCCTATTAATGGTGCAAGAGCAAGAGGAAGCGACTGGTGGACTGAATGGGGCGTGTTTGTAAATGGCATTCTTGTTGCTCGTAGCGGCTACATTTATCCAAGACGACACACCACACGCATTCCTTATTCTATTCCAGTTGGTTCTCAGCAAGTAACGATAGATGTTCGTTGCATCATAAACAGTTGGGAACCATCAGGACACGGTGGAGGTGGTGGTTGGTCTGCTGACTTTAACCTTTTTTCCGCTACCGTAGTAGCCAGAAATATGAAGAGATAAACTATGCCTTACATTAAAACACCACTTATTCTTGACGACGATGCCCCAACAGCAGCAGAACTAAACCAGCCTTATGATGATCTGGCTACTGCTTCTACTGGTATTGACGGCAATAATGTTGCTTCTGGTGCCTTGCGACACCAACACATTTTTACAGATCCTTCTTCACTTTATTTTAATGAAGATAGCAACACCACAAACATAAACGACATTTCTTCTACCTCCTATGTAACACTTACCAGAGGCGCAACGCCTATGGAAATAAATCTAACTAAGTCTTTAAAACAGTTCCAAACTGTAAGGATTTCTGGTTGTGGTTTAGTAACCAATAACGATTTAAATGTTATTTGGGACGATCAAGCGGTTCCTCCACACGGAAAACCAAACTTGTATGCTTTCCGCATTCTGCTTACTTACAACACAGGAGGAGGAGACATAACAGAATCACTTGGAGAATGGGGCTATTCTTTTGGAACTGCTTCTTCTACAAACAGAGATGCTACTATTATGGGAGGAATCCCTTCTTCTTCTATTGCTCTTTGTTATCAAACCTTTCAGTTCGAAGGCATTTGGAGGGCACCATCAGACCTCGTTGTTCTAACAAAAATAGAACTACAAGCAAAAGTTTATGATGCTACAAATGTTCTACGGATTAGTCGTAATGCTTTACACGCGATTGTAGGAGAAATCTAATGGCTTTTACCAAACCTTACACTTATGTTGATGGAACAGTTCTTACAGCAGAAAACCAAAACTTAAATGACGATGCAGCAAAAGTTTATGTAAATCAAGGAATAGGTGCTTCTGACTATGCCGCCAACAGTTTAAACACAGAAAACATTTCCAGAGGTGAAATAGAACCTATTACAAAATCTATGCGCTTTGAGACTGGACTACACCACGCAGCACACAACGACATAGAACAAACCAACCGTGCTTATTTCACATCACACATTAAACCTCGCGCACAGCAGTCAAACAGTTTCTTTGTTTATCAGCCACTATGGGAAACTGGAACAGAGATTTCAGTAGAATATCCTGCTTACATTATGTTTGACTTTGGTGGAACTTTTATTTCTTTGGAGAATGATGTAAAATCACAGAGGTTCTGGGATAGTGTTGTTTATTTAGAAGAAACAAATGTAGACACAGGCGTTCAGACAAGATACAATGCTACCATTTCTTATTCTTTCGAAGAGGTAAACATAGGCATAAGTAATCCTTCTCCTGCTGGAACTGTTGATCCATTTGGAGGACAATACATAGGCAACACACTTGGAAATGAAGATGAAGCCCGTTTTGCTCTTCGTCGCTGGATTGGTTTCAGAAAAGTCCTTAACAAACAAGCAGGACAAGAAGGAAGATACAACTATCGCCTTGTTATCAATCCAAAAGTAGAACAAGGTTTTACATCAGCAAGAAACTTTACTATTGAGGTCTTTTACAGGACAACTTGACTTTTACTATCTATTACAGAGGAACAAAACTATGTCGCCAATACTTATCGCTGCTCTCGCCGCTGGTGCTGGTTCAGCACTGGCTAACGCAGGAACACTAATGCCTTCCGATCTTGCTAAATCAAATAAAGCAAGATTAGAAGAACTAAAAAGAAAAGAAGAGATGGGGGCACTTGGTCTAACAACAAAAGAACAAGCGGCTATGGAGAACCGTCTTCGTGGAGGACAGCAGCGGATTGCTGATGCCGCTCAGTTTGAGCGAGAAAGATTGCTTGCTGGTTCTGGTGGCGCACAGGCAGGTGCTTCATTAGCACAGGCAGCACAAGCAGAACAAACACAAATGGCTATGGAAACCGACATTGCGAATAAAGTTTTAGAGCAAGATCTTCTCAAAGAAGCACAGCAGGTTGATGAAATGCGAGCATTAGAAGCAGCAGTCGATCAAAGAAAAAGAGAACTAACAAGTGCAATCGCAGGAATCGGTGGTGCTGCCCTACAAGGTGGAATGGCTACAAGCGCACAGCAAGCAATAATACAAGGTCAGAAAGACATTTCTCCAACTGCGGTTGCTGGTTTAGCAAACCAACTTGGTGTTTCTAATGAAGAAGCAAGAGGTCTTTACGAACTTTCTATTACAAATCCAGAAATGTTTAAATATCTCACCGCACTACAAGGATCTTGATAATGACTATTAGAAATGTGAATGGTCGCAATGTTTATGTTTTAGAGCCGCAGCCAGTAACAGGAACTTATTCCAACGGTCAAAGCATAGCGACACTTTACAGCGATTTGCGTTGGAAAGTTTGGGAAGAAATCCAGAAAAGTCAAATGGCTCAACTGCAAGTGGAAACACTTTCAGCAAAAGCAAGAGCAGACATTTACGAACAATCTCAGCGTGATCTAAGACGAGCGATTACAAATCTACAAGAACTACGAGCGGAGGCTATTGCTGGTGGTTCGTCAGCAAACCAGATTGCTCGCACTATGCGAGATCAAGCACGGTTAGATTTGGAAGCACAGAAAGCAAATGTTCGTAGAGACATTTCTATGCAGACTATTGTAACAGATGCACCAGTAGATCCTATGCTCCAAATCGCTGGTCTTTTACCACCAGACGCAAAAGCAACAACCACAAGACGGCGTGTTGGTGAGGTTCGTGAGGTAGAAGCACCACAGATCGCAGAACAAGAAGGTGGAACTGCTCCTGTTTCTGCTCCTGCTGGAACAGAGGGAAGAGAAGGTTTAGACTTTTTAGATCAAGAAATAGAAAGGTTAGAAGGTGAACTACGATCAGAACAAGAAGCATATATGCAAGGGCTTCGCGGAACTGACTTTGACCTTTTAAACAGAACAAGGAGGGCTTATGAAAGCGAGGTTGGTGTTATCGGTCAAGGTGGTGGTGCTTTCGGTTTGGCTCCTCGTCCGCGTCGTTACCTTCCCCGTGTGGATCAGCCAGTCGCGCAAGAAAGAATCGACCAGTTTGTCGCTGGACGAACAGACTATCTTGATGCTGCGGAAAGAGAAGCAGCGGATAAACGATCTGCTACGGAAGCAAGATTAAATAGAACATTAGCATTAGCAAGAGATTTAGATGCTATTGGTCTTGGTGGTGAAGGTGGTGAGGCTGATATGTTATTTAGAGATGCCGAGCAGATCCAAAGAGAACTAACACTACTACCAACACCAGAACAGGCAAGACAAAAAGCCGCAGATGATCTGCGAGAAAGATACATAAATGCGGAAGGCTTCCGTTATCGTCAAGCAGGCGATCTACTACTACGAGATAGAGACACACCTTCCCGTGATGGTGAGCCGCGTGTCCCGCGAGACAGGACAGAACAACTACCAGCAGCAACCGTAACTGGTGGAGAAATGGAAATAGTAAGAGAGCCAGAGGTTATCCCACAACAGCCTCTTACAGCCCCTCCAAGCCCCCCAGAACGCGACACATTTTTTACGCCAGCACTTATGACGGATGAAGAAAGAAGAGCCGCTGCTCCCCCTCCTATGGGCGAAAAACCAGAAGGGGAGATAGGTGTTTATGAAGAACCAGAACCAATAGAAAGACTACCTCCTTATGGTGAGGTTGTTGGTGGTGGTGCTGAAATCGAAGGAGATAGAAATAGACTATCAGGTGCTTTCCCACAACCAGCGGACATTGTTCCTCGCATTGAGCCACCTACCAGAACTACACCTATCGCTCTTGGTGAAGAAGAGGCTATTGTAAATCCAGAAATGTTGAGAGGTGGTCGTGGCTACACTTACACAGACGAACTACTACAACAAGCAATCGATCACTACACAGGCACTACTATTCAGCGTTCTGGCGAACGGATGCAAACTATTAAAAATCCTGTTCGTTTTTGGGGAGGAGAAACTGAAACAGTTATTCAGTATCTACAAGATAAGCGTAGAGAACTTGCTCCTGTTGGAATAGACATAAGCGAAGATTTAGAAACTATCCGTGAAGAAGAGCCAGCCCTTCGTGAAAGGTTTAACCGCGAGAGAGGACAACGACGAGAAAAAAGAAGCAGCAGACAAAGAAAAGATGCTTACAAAATGAATGTCGTTAGCGAAGGAACCAAACTTGCTTCACAGCCAAAAAGACTACAAAGAATAGCAAAAATAGATGCTGAAACAGAAGATAGACCTCAACACCTTGTTATCGTAGATAGGCTTTACGAAACCAATAAAGGTAAGGCTAACGCTTTTAAAATGACTTACGATGAGATTAGCAGAGCATTTGCCGAAAATCCCAGCGAGCGACAAGAAGCACACACTTATCTTGTAGCAAAAGACATTTTAGAATCGAACATACAAGAACCATTAGCATAAAGAGGTAAATAAATGGCTTTCAGCGACGGGCAAAAAGCAAGAATAAAATACAGAGCGCAAGAACTACTTGCGGCAGATCCAACACTTAGTCAAGGTGCTGCCGCACAGCAGGCTGTTTCTGATTTATTTTCTCAACAGCAACTACAAGAAATCTTTTCTCCACCTGAGCCTATTCGTCCAGAGGCACCAGAAGACACAAGAACTTTGGAGGTTGAGGATCTTGATCTACAACTACGAGATGAAGAAAGAACTTACATTCGTGAAAGATCAAGACAGTTAGAGCGAGAAGGTTTTACACCAACAGACGCAGAAGCAACTGCTCGTAGAGACTTGGAACAGTTCCAAAGAAGAGCAGTTCCTCTTGGTTATGGAACCGTAGAAGAAAGAGCCGAAGGTTTTCTTGCTCCTGTTGCGGAAGCCATTGTGCCTTTTTCCGAAAGGCAGGAAACACCAATAGGCGACCAGCAAGGTGAAATCCCTTCTGGAATAAACTATGATGAAATCCAAAAACTATTCGAAGAACAGTTGGAAATGTCTGCCGAAGAAGCATCAGCACAAACAGATGCTTTCAGAACTTACATTTTAGAACCTCGTTTAGCAAAGATAAGACAAGATGGTTTAACTGGTGGTGAAGCAGATAGAAAAGCAATGGAAGAGGCTTTCCAAGTTCTACAAGATCTTGGAACAAGACTATCTGACGAAAGCACTTATCTACAACCAGAAGATCCAGAAGGCTCACAAGATCCGTGGATTAGAACTTTCTCTCGTCAAGTAGAAAGAGGTGTTGGTGTTCCAGACCTTACAGAAGAGCAAAGAGAATATCTAAATGCTACTATTCTTGCCGAGGTCGATAGAGAAGCAGAGCGCATTTTTAGAGAAGAAAGACCTACCACAGATCTTTATGGTGGTGATTTCAGATTAAAAACAAAAGAAGAAATAAAACAAGAACTACTTGATGCTGGTGCTGTTCCGTGGTGGACTGGTGAAAACAGACAAGCAGTTTTAGATAATCCAGAAGCATTTACAGACGAAGGATTTTTTACCGACACAACACCTTACGGAACGCAAAAAGAAACACTTGGCGGCTGGATGCTTCGCTCTGCTATGATGGTTCCAAATGTTTTGGCGGGAGGTGCTGCTTATCTTGGTTATGAAGCATTAGGGATGAATGAAGACCTCGTAGAAGGAAGACGACAAGCCAGAGAAGAAGCAGGCTACGACACAGAAGAAGGTCTAACTGGTGGGGCTATCTTACAAAACATTGCTGAAAACAGAGGCTTTTTTGGTGAGGCAGAAGAGGCTGCGGACATTACTAATCTGGAAGGAGCAGCGAGATACGCAACTTTGGCTGGTGGTTTTCTTGCCGATCTTGCTGATCCATCTTTCGACATTGTAAAAGGTGGGACTACTTTTGCAAGAGGTTTAGGTCGTAACCTATCAACAGTTAATAGCCTTTACGGTAATCTTGCTACTGCTCGTCAGTATGGTGGGGCAGTTGCCGATGCTGCTGCAAGAGGCGTAAACGACTTTGCTGATAACTATGTTCTTACTGCCGCTGGTCGTTTTGGTCGCCTTCCTGCTGGCGATTTTAGAAACTTTATGTCGGCACAAGTAACAGCAGACTTAGCAACACAAGCAAGACTTTTAGAAGATGTTTCTCGTCCAGCCCTCGACGCTGCTGCTGATCTATCAAAGCCTTTGAGAAATAGCAACTTTGGTGTAAGATTTAGGAGAGCAGCGGAACAAGGCGGGACTGTTGAGGAAGCACTTGCAAGAATGGCTGCTGATCCAACAGCAACCGCAGGTCGTCAAGCAATAGAAGAAATAGATAGAATAGCAAACAACATAGATGAAACTTTCAGTGCTGTTCGTCGTAAAGATGTTGCTCGTTCTCTTGGTGCGGCAGCAAGAATAGACGAAGCAGTAGAAACCATTATCCGTCCTATCCTTGATGTAGATAAAGCGGCTTCTGCTGCTGCGTCAGGAACAAAACTAACAAGAGCATTACAAGCACTACAAACAAATCCACAGGCTTACAGAACTTTTAGAACCGTTCTAATGAACGATTTAGCATCAAGAGAGGTTGTAAGAGCAACAAAGAATATTCCTTCCAGCGACTTTGAGAACCTTGTTGCTGTAACTAAAAACACTTTTGTTGATCCAAAAACAGCAAGAGAACTTGTAAAAGAAGCGCAGAAAACTGAACTTGGAAAACTTGTTGAGACAATAGCACAAAACAAAAACATTAAACTTGTAGGTTCTTCCAGAGGCTCTGTTGCTTTCGGTGAAGGTGCGCTTCCACAAGGGGCGGCAGTCACAGGAGGAAAAACAGAAAAAAGAATCCTTCCTGCTTATGCTTTAACCGACGATCAAATAACACAAGTAAATAAGATTGTAGAAGAACTACAAACATTTGGAAAGTTAGGTTCTATTGATGCTGCCTTGATAAGAGAAACATTAGAAAACACAAACAGCATTACGCTGGAAGATGTTAGAAAACTTATCGACGCTAACATAGATCTTATCGCAGAAGGTAGAGCAGCAACAGGAAAAGGTAGAGGAACACTACGAGCCAGAGATATTGCTCGTTTGCCTGTAAGCGAACAGGTTGCTCTTCTAATGCCTATGGAACAAAGATCTCTCACAAGATCAGTAGCAAGAAAAATCTATGAAACACTAACCAGTAGAACACCAGCAGCAGGTAATCTTTCCGTAGGTCAAAGACAACTACTACAAGAAGCAAGAACTAAAATGTCCTCTCTTGATGTAGAACTACGAAGAGGCATAGCATTACTAAAAAGAGATAAAGAAGCAAGAGCCTTCTATGGTCTTAAACCAGATCAAGATTACACTATTCCAGAACTGGTTTCTGCTTTAACACTTGGAGCGAAATCGCCCGACATTGATCCTACACTAATCCCTGCGGGAGCGCTCCAAGACACCAGAAAAGCCACTGAGACTATTGTAGGAATGTTAAATGATTTGTTCTTTTCCAAATCTACAAAAGAAAATGTTTTTGATCTTTTCACAGGAACATCTGTAAGTAAGGCTGGAAATGTTTTTACACAAGAAGCGATGGATAGACTTGCTCCTCTAATCAGAACAGCGTCCGAAAAAGCAAGAAGAGAACCAAACACTTTATTTGAGGCTATGGTTCCTGTTTTAGAAGAAGCACAAAGAATAGTTGCTTCTGGTGATCCTAAACTATTGCGTTATCCAGCAAACGAAATAACTGATGTAGCAGCAAAGAAGGGAGGCATTCCAGCAGAGATTCAGTTGGGAGCCTATTATCGTTCAGAAGCACAACGCATTAGCAGAGAGGTAGTTAGCGATCTTATCAACAGTGAGGTTGGTAAGGGACGCATTAACATTATCGAAGAACTAACACCAGACATACAACAGCGTGTTGCGGAAACTTTTGGTAAAGTAACTGGTCGTCCACAACCTCGGTTCACTGGTGTTCGTAATGAATATCTAAACAACATTATTGCTAACAGAGCAAAAAAGATTTTAGAAGGAAAGCCTCTCGACATAACAGCAGAAGACATTTTTGAGGTTTTTAATAAAAACACAGAAGATTTTAGACTACCACTTTCAGACTGGACGGCAGGCGCACCAAACGCCCCAGCACCGCCGCAGACCGTCCGCAGCGCAGAATCACTATTACGAGATCCAAACTTTATGAGAGACTTTGGTTTGGTTTCTGAACTTGGTGCTGATGTTGCTAACGGCATTATCAGAAGAAATGGTCTTCGTGGTGCTACTGATCCTATCGGTGATATGGAAAGATTGATCGGAGAACTAAATAAAAGAGACACCGATGGTTTTAGAAAACTAAATGTTTTGTTTGGTGAAGATGTAGCAAGACAACTTACAGACGAACTAACAGAAGGCTTCGACAAACTGCGAGATGAAATCCTTGATCTTGTAGATAAAGGCGCATTAGAATATGCAGAAGCAGAACTTAATGCTTTGCAAAACTTTCGCTACCTTGCCCTTCTAAACCTTCGTCCTCGTTTCCACGGAGCCAACCTTTTAACTGGTGCCGACATTTTCTATTCTACAACTGGTAAGTTGCCTCGACTTGACGACTTGGCGGAAGGCATAAAAATCTTACGAAACACCAAGCCAAATCAAATAATCGAACTTGGTGGTAGAAACTTTACTGTTGATGAACTAAACAGGATCTTAACAACAGGGGGAGGACAAACTGTTTATCGTGCAGCACTACCTTCCGCAGATCAGCAGAGATTATTAAATGCAATAAGAAAAGGCGACGAAGGTTCTTTAAGAACATTTTGGGAAACTTTTAAGGGACTACCACAGTCAGAAGATTATTTGTTCCGTTATGCTGCGCTTAAAATGGCTCTACGCGAAGGAAGAACAATAGAAGAAGCGATTGCTCTTGCTCGTCGTTCTATGTTTGATGTAGCAGACATAACTAAAAACGAGAAAGCATTAAAGAGACTGGCTTTGTTCTATGGCTTCCAGAGAAACAGCATAGTAAATGCTATTAAAAATCTTACAAGAATCAAAGGCATAAAAAGACTTGCGAAAACAGAAAGGTTTAGACAAAACCTAACTGACACATTAATGGGAGATGAAGGCGAAACAAGAACCTATTCGCCTTCTTACGCACAAACACGCGCTATTCTTAATAAAATAGGTTTTGATCCAGAAAGAGGTAAAAGTCTTGTAATGGCTACACCACCGCTACAATCGCTTGATGCCATTTATTCTCTTGCTGATGTTATCAAAGGACAGCCACAAGGTTTATTTGGTGGTGCTATTCGTAGTGAATACAAGGCTCTACTTGGTGTAGAAGATAAGTTTTCTATTGATCCAGAAGAGATCCCAGCAGAACATATCGCTATTCTTGGTTTAAATGGTGGTGATCCTCTTGATGCTGTAAACTTTATTCTACGAATGGGAGGTGCTTCTGAAACCTCTTATGCACCAGAAACAAGAGCAAGAAGAGGCGTAAGCAGAGAAGGTAGAGAAGGTCGTTATCGCATCCCTCTAACCACACCAAAGCAACAACAAGTTTATCGAAACTTTATGACTGCTATGGCTTATTCTGGGATTGCTTCACCTGTTTCTGATTTTGCCCGTGCTATGCAAGCAGAGGGAACAAAAATGGAAGACCTCTCTGCTGGTGAAAGATCTATGCTTCCAGAAGCAGCAAGACAAGTTGGTTATGTTGGTGGTGCTGTAACACCTATCACTTATTTAGAGCCAGAACAACAGGCTTATTATGATCGTTTGTCTCGTCTTAAACAACTACAAGCACTAAACGCTACATTAGAAAAAGATGAAACAGAACGGATGAGAGAAGATCTCACACCAGAACAAAGACAAACAAGTGAGCGTGTGGAAGGAGCAACCGAGCAAATCGGTGAAGCAAGACAAACTGTTCGTCGTCAGATCCGTCGTAGAACAAAAGCACAGATAGTTATGGAAATGCAGTCGCTACGAAGACAAATGGCTTCTGATCCAGCAAACGCACTTGTCTACACACAGAGACTAATAGAACTTGGCGAAGAAATAAAAAGAATGAACGAAGCGGAAGCCGCACAACAAAGAATAGAATAACTTTACTTTTTCTATTATTGTAGAGCAGACCGCTCGCCATAGAAGATACAAAGGAGAAGAGAAATGGCAAAGGTAGGAAGATTTATTCACGAAGCGATTGATGGTAATGATGTCGCTATTGATAATGCTTTTGGTCTTGGTAAGCAGCACGATATTGTTGCTACTGAAAGATCTTTCGTTGGTTATTTGGAAGGCATTATTGTTCGTGTTAAGACGCTTGCTGGTAATCCAGCACCAACAAAAATAACCGTTAAGATTACACACAACAGTAATGGAACTGGTGTTGTTATTCCAGACACCGAGGCTACTATTGCCTATGAGGTTGGCTCCACTACCGAAGGCGGGATTGCTATTAAGTTTGCTTTCGCACACTTTCACACAGACGGCAACTTTTCTATCTTTTACAAGACGGATGCTGGAACTGCTACCATCGACGCGATGGAACTTTATTGGAGCGAATGACCTATGCCTATTACACAAGCATTTGATCCAACCACAGGCGCGGCTAATGGTGGCGGATCTGGTGGAGGTGGAGGTGGAGGAAGCCTCTACAAATCCTCTTTTACTACCGTAGATTTAACAGATGGAACTTGGCAACTGTTTGATCCACTTGGTCTTGTAAAGTCTGTGACCTTTGATGGAAGCCACAACACAGTAACTTGGAACGCTACTGCTTATGACGCAACGCTTCGTTGGTTTGTGAGCGGAACAAAAAACGCTCCCAGATGGTATAAACTACAAGAGGTAGATGGAAATCAGGTTACCTCTATGGACTATCAGGTTTTCCAAACTGTTGTCGATCTTGATCTAACCGTAGATGATTTTAACCAAGCGTGTGGAATGGTTGTTATGCAAAATCCTACGACAACTGCCGAAGCCACACTTAAACCTACTGGTGCTTATGCTATTAAGTTGGTCGGAGGTAATCCTGCTTGGGGAACACTACAATACACTGGAACGACAACTGGC